GTGAGTATTATTTTAAGAAGGCGCATGCAATTGCGTTTGCAACAGCAATTATTGTGCAATTAAACTTGATTTGCGAGGGGTTAACTTAGTCTACTTTTTTAACTAGCTGCACAGTGCGGCGCTTGATTCTTTTCTTTAAAATATTCTGCATACTGGTTACAGGGCCAAAGACAACTTCAACTTCTTTCACCATAAATGATCTTAAGGTATGTTTGAATGACTTCATCTCAGTGTATAAAAATACATCTATCGGTAAGAGCCGGTTGCTCTCCCACCACCATAGGTCGCCATGGTCTAACATGAGTCGTTTTTCTTTATTGTTTGCACACTTCTCTATATCATAAAAACTTATTATATGATTGTCTTTGTTCTGAACTATACCAACATATTCTGCGTTATTGAAGATAATGCACGTTAAGAAAGGGAATTTTTTTTGTAAATCATCATTACTTGTCATCAGTAATATTTATATGCAGGAGATAAATACTATACAAAGAATGGTACAGAGAACATGATATGTCAAATAATAATGCCAAAATTTTATATTTGTTGGAAAATCAGTCAATTGACTTGGTTCTTTCTAGCGATACAATCAAGGTGGATAACAAACCAATGAATCAAACATCAATAGTCGTGCAAAAAGGATTTACTAACACAGTGAATTTCTTTATTAGGAATAGAGATAGGGTATTACAAGACGTTTCATCTGAAACATTGTATATCACAGTCATAGATCCGAATACAAATACTCGAGTTATGTTCAAACAATTAACGCACGTAGCTGATTCTGTGGGGGAAGTACGTTTAGATTTAAGCACAGGTGATCTAACTGATCTAAGACCGGGCTTTTACAAAATGGCTATATCAAAAAGCGCAGATTCGGGACAATCACAGTATGCACTTTATGCTAATCAAAATGAAGGTGTAATTACACAGTTTGAAATAAAAAGTCCGTTAGAATATCATCCGTTACCTAGCCAATCAAGTGTATCTTTTATACAAACAGGTAATGTTACATTAGGTGATGCCGAAGACAAATTTGTCACTAGTGCTATGTATGGAAACCAGGCTAAGAATTACAGACATAGTCGACACACGATTGGGTTCTATCTTAACGAGTTTGTTGGTAAAATACAAATTCAGGGCAGTGCGTTAGAGTCTACACCTACACAGGAAAGCGATTGGTATAACATTAATCCGCAAGGTGATTTCGGCCAGAGTGTTATTCCTTACACAACTGCTTTTTCAGGAGTCGATCCTTTTAATTTTACAATTAATACTAACTGGATACGTGTAGAGTTTGTGAAAACATCAGGCTCCGTTGATAAAATACTTCTTAGAAATTAGTTGACTTTCTCCCTTAAGGTGTTATAATTGTTTTATGCAACACCATGACTTAGTAGAACAAGTACATCGACTGTTATTGGATAATTTACCTATTAAATCCGGTAAAACTCCAAGCGGCTGGATTACGCTTAATTGTCCTATATGCGATGATAAGCGCAAACGAGGTGGCATCAGACAAACAGGACCTAAGATTAGTTACCATTGCTTCAATTGTGATTACACTACAGGATGGTCACCGAGTCCTAGATTAGGTATAAAGTACAAAAAATTACTATCAGCATTAGCTGTCCCGGACAAACAAATACATGATACAATTATGAATTTGATGAAGTACGGTGAGGAATTGGATGTAGAGGACACAGGCGAATATGTGTATAGTGCTTCTAAGTTTGAAACTATAGAATTACCCGAGAATGCAACTACAATTGATTTACTACCCGATGACCATGATGTTAAGCAGTATGCTAGAGAAAGAGGTTTGCTCGGTAAAACGCTACTGTATTTTGGCTACAATACTGAATTAAAATTACAGTACAGCAAGCGATTAGTAGTGCCGTTCATGTATAACGGTAATTTGATTGGTTGGACGTCCAGGCATGTGAATCCTTTAGACAAGAAGACTCCTAAATATCTTAGTAATATGCCACCTGGGTATGTGTTTAATATTGACAAGTTCGTTGATACCCAGCGTGAAATTGTAGTAGTCACAGAAGGTGTGCTAGATGCAGTATTAATAGACAGTATAAGTGTATTAGGTAACAGTGTTACAGCAGAGCAAGCACATTTAATAGATAAACTGGGTAAGCGTGTTATACTGTGTCCTGACAGAGATCAACCAGGTAAGCAATTAATAGAGCAAGCACTGGAATTAGGATGGGAAGTAAGTTTTCCTCCATGGGAAAAAGACATCAAAGACGCTGCCGACGCTGTACAAAAATATGGTAGGTTGTTAACCTTATCCAGCATAATTAAGTATGCAGTAGATAACAAGATTAAGGCACAAGTACAGGCAAAGATGTTATGAGATTATTAGTTAGTGGATGCAGTTTTAGTGCCGGAGCAGATTTAGTGCATATTGTAGACGGCGAAACAGCAGAAGATTTGCATTGTCCTTCTAAGGATGAGGGGTTTTTGTGGCCCAACCTTATTAGCGATTCCAGTGATTATGAATTGCATAATATTTCTCTACCTGGAAACAGCAACGATAAAATAATTAGACAGACAGTGGAATGGTTAGAAAAAAACGGTACTGACGATACGATAGCTGTAATACAATTTTCTAGTATATTCCGCCACGAATTTTATAGTGATTTGGTGGCAGACTATATAAATTATTGTACAGGCGAATGCGTGTTTGAAACTAGGGAGGGTGCCCGTTTTTTAAACAATAATTTTTTGTATGACAGCCATGTAGACAACGCTTATTTACAAAACAAGATAGAAGATAATAAGATGCATCAAAAGTCTTTACTAGCAGTAAGCGATATGTTAAAATATACGTGGAATAAGAATAATTTGCAGATCGAGTATTTACAAAAAGTGCTATTTTTGCAAAATTATTTAAAAGATGCAGGAGTCCCCTATCTGTTTACGTCAATGTCAATAGGGTCAAATGTATTACAAATGATGAATGACGTTGCTGGGATCAGTGTGGATTATATGAGAATACTAATGGGGTTAGTCGATTTAGATAATTGGGCGCAACCTCTAACATCGGCATCTGTAGACCACAGGTTTGAAGACGGTCATCCAAACCAAGAAGGCAATCAACTGATAGCATCATACATTAAAGAAGAATTGACTAGAATACTTTCTAAGAGGCAGTAGTTTAAAATGCAGGAATACACAGAAGAAATACAAGAGTTATATTTAAAGTTTTTAGTAACAGATCCTGAGTTGTTTATACGTGTAAGTAATATAGTGCAACCGGAGATGTTTAATAGACGCTTTAGGGAAACTGTTGGATTTTTACAAGATCATGCTAACGAATACAATAGTATTCCTACCATTGATCAAATAACTGCAAAGACCGGAGTGGAACTAGAACGTATTGAAGGAATCAATGAAAATCATATAGAATGGTTCCTAGATAACTTCGAACAGTTTTGTAGACATAAAGCACTAGAAAAAGCAATTCTTGAAAGTACAGATCTCTTAGAGAACCAAGATTACGGTACAGTAGAAACTAAAATTAAAGAGGCTGTACAAGTTGGACTAGTCAAAGATTTAGGTTTAGAGTATTTTGAAAATCCTAAGGAAAGATTGCAGTATATCAAAAGTCAATCAGGTGCAGTTAGCACAGGTTGGCAAGGCATTGATCGAAAATTATACGGTGGCCTGAACAGAGGCGAAATAACAATATTCGCAGGAGGATCGGGCGCAGGCAAAAGTTTGTTTTTACAGAACTTTGGTGTTAATTGGAGTTTAGCTGGACTTAATGTTGTATACATAAGTTTAGAACTTAGTGAGCCACTTATTAGTATGAGACTGGACAGTATGGTTAGTGGTTACGGCGCCAGAGAAATTATGAAAAATATGGATGATGTAGACTTAAAAGTCCGAATGAAAGGCAAAGGCGCAGGAAAGTTTAGAGTAAAACAAATGCCTAGTGGAATTAATACAAATGATATTAGAGCATTTATTCGAGAATACGAGATTAACAGTGATATAAAAGTGGATGCAGTGTTAGTGGATTACTTAGATTTGATGATGCCTATCAGTGCTAAGATATCACCTGAAAATCTATACGTGAAAGACAAGTATGTATCCGAAGAATTACGCAATTTGGCTTCTGAACGAGATATATTATTAGTAACAGCATCGCAGTTAGGCAGGAGTGCTGTAGAAGAGATTGAGTTCGATCATAGTCATATTGCAGGCGGCATTAGTAAAATACAAACAGCAGATAATGTTGTAGGTATATTTACAAGTAATGCTATGAGAGAACGTGGTAGATATCAAATACAGTTTATGAAAACACGTAGCAGTAGTGGTGTCGGTAGTAAAGTGGATTTAAAATTTAATCCTGACACATTACGTATTGAAGATTTAGATGACGACGACGACGATGCAATGACTGTTACCACAAGTAGCCTAGTAGATCAATTAAAACGAAATAGTAGTATTTCTGCGCAAGAACCTGAAGCGCAGGATACAGTGAGTACAGCACTTAACATGCGTGAGTTTATGAAGAAGAATGATTTCTAGCATTCTTACTTAAATAAATTTTAAATATTTTGATAAATATAAGAAAGATTAGGACTTTTGAGAATGACTGATAAACGATCACGTAGTATACTTGAAGAGCTTAACTCTATTAGTGTGGATAGAGATAAAAACCACATTTTAGAAAATAGAGTTCAGCATCTAGTGAGTACAGTGAACAATATAAGATCAATGTTATCCGATTTGTATGAAGATGATACAGCCGCAGATTTGGAAAAGCGACTGATGAATAGTTTAAAATCAGGTGATTCTGCTAAATTTTCTCGAGGACTAAAAAAAGTTACGTTGGAGAGTAATAAAGATGAGACTTGAACAAATAGAAGAAGCACCCGTCCCCGGAAAACCAGGCGCATTACGTGGAGATCAGTCTGCAAAAGCACAGAAAAACTTTAGTAGCAATTACGATGCTATTTTTAATAAAAAGAAAAAAGCAGCACCGGCACAGCCTAAGCAACCTAAAGTTGCTCCTGTAAAACAAACAGACGCCGGCAAGAAAGGCAATATTTTAACAGACCCGGCCTTAAGATCCCAAGTAAAAGGAAACAGTACAGCCCAACCACAGGATGCACTAGCCGGCGGATCAGCAGCCATACAGGCAAAGAAGGCAGCAATAGCCGCTAAGAAGGCAGGGCAAGCAGCACCTGCACAAGCAGCACCTGCACAAGCAGCACCTGCACAAGCAGCACCTGCACAAGCAGCACCTGCACAAGCAGCACCAGCACAAGCAGCACCAGCACAAGCCGCTCCACAAGCAGCACCTGCACAAGCCGCTCCAGCGTCTAAAGACCCAAGTAAGATACCTGGCGCTATTGTTAAGACGCCTCAAGGTAAGCATTTTGTACGAAATGATCAAGGTTGGATGCCGTCAGATCAAAAGGGTGTTGTTGATCCAAATGCGAGTGCTGAAAATCCTAACAGTAGAATGTCTAAATCGTTGGATAAAGCCGCTGGAACACCTGATCCTAAAACAGGTGTTATACAAGCACCGGATGATAGTCTAGGCGGAAAAATTAGACAAGGTATTGACAAAATTAAAAAAGCAGGCGCAGATGCTATCGGCGGACCACTTGCTACAGCAACAAGATCAGATCCAGATGCTGGCACTATAAAGAAAGCTGGCGCAACAGTGGGAGCTGGTATCGGCCGAGCTATGTCTGCGTTAGGTAAAGGTGGAGAACAACCTGCCGCAGATGCACCAGCAACTGACCAACCAGCAACTGACCAACCAGCTGCGGATGCACCAGCACAGCCTAAAGGCCCTAAGCCAGTTCCAGGTCCCACTGCATCAGAAATTAAAATGCTACAATCCAAGACATTGCAAGGTGATTTAGCAGCTGCAAAAGCACTTGTTGGTAAATTAAGTAATTTAAAAACCAAAGGATACGATGCAGATAAATTTATACAAGCAGCTGCTCCAGTAATGAAGAAAGGCGGCTTAGCCAAAAGTGACCCCCAGGCATATACGCATTTCACTAAACTTGCAAGAAGTATGCGACAAGAAGCATATCAGCATATGTGCAAAGTATTAGAGGCCGCAGGGTTTACGTGGGAAGATGTAGGGTTTGAAATTCTTGTATCAGAGAGCGTGACTAGTCATGTAATGCTTATACCAGTAAAAGAAATTAAGATTTATGAAATGAAGTTACTTGCGGGAATATAATGAAGTTTATAGAAATATCAAAGCCTAAAGTTGTTAACATATTATCTGAATCTGTAATTACAGAAAGCAAGGATGGTAAAAACACGCACCTTGAGCACCTAGAAGACAACATATTTAATAAAGGGTATGCCGGCGCTAAAGAAGCAGTAGAATATTTGTACAGTTTACACGATATGCTGGAAGGTAATTCAAAAGCACCGATCAGTATGACAACAAAATGGGATGGTGCTCCTGCTATTATAGCAGGTAAAGATCCTGCAACAGGTAAGTTTTTTGTAGGAACTAAGGGCGTTTTTGCGCAAACACCTAAAATAAATTTTACAAACAAAGATATTGATGTTAATCATGCAGATCCCAAGGGTAAAGATTCGAGCGGATTGCGTACTAAATTAAAATTAGCATTAAAATATTTGCAAGGATTAAATTGGGACACTGTAGCGCAAGGCGACATGCTATTCGCAGGACAAGAAGATTTACGTAAAGTTGTTATAGACAATACAGAACATATTGTATTCAAGCCCAACACTATCACATATGCTGTTCCAGCTGATAGTGATTTAGGAAAACAAATTCTTTCAGCAGGCTTTGGTATAGTTTGGCATACAGAATACGTAGGCGGCCCAACACTAGCTGATACAACTGCAAAATTTGGCTTCGACAGCAGTGTGTTAGGACAGACCAATGGTGTTTGGCACAGAGATGCGATAATTAAAGATCTTAGCGGCACTGTTACAATGACTGCACAGGAAAGCTCTGCTACAATGCAAGCAATACAAGATGCAGCATCATATCTAAAGAGTGTTGATTCTGAAACATTTTCTTGGCTAGAGAAGGGCAACGACTTGATCGGTAAAGACTTTTTGCAACAGCTAAAAGCTCATGCAAATAATCAAGTGCGTCAAGGCCACTTCGATGAGCCTACTAAATTTGCGCAAGGCTTTGTTGAAAAATATGTTAACTTTATGAAGAAAGAAATAGACAAAGTTTCTATGCAAAAAACTAAAGATGCTAAAACTGAAAAAATGGTAGGCGGTGTTAAGTTTATCAAAGAGCACATTCCTGGAATTGTTGCAGTATACGATTTATATTTAAAGTTGATCGAAGCAAAAATTCGTATAGTTAAAAAGTTAGAACAAATCAGGCAAATAGGAACTTTTGTAGAAACAGGTGACGGATTTGAAGTTACTGGCGAGGAAGGTTTCGTAGCAGTTGACAGGATTGGCAATGCGTTAAAGTTAGTTGATAGATTAGAATTTAGCAGATTGAATTTCGGCTCCGGGAAGCCTGGAGCATAATGGATCTCTTACTGGTTAATTCTGAGGATTTATGCGAAAGCAGACTGTATAGAAACACAGATGGATTTCGCCGTATGTCTGCGCAAAATATTGCAGACGTATTTTTTCTAGAAACACTAGCAGTATTAATGTTCTCGCAAGATGGCGATCAACGAGATTATGCAAAAGCCTATGCACAAAAAACATCACAATACGGACCTTATGCTGCTTATAGAACAGCAGCAACAGATTTATATATGTTGGGGTTTGCAATTAAGAACCCAGACTACAAAAGTTTAAGGTTTAAAGGCAGTGTTGAAAAGTCGCTTGCTAGTTTAAGTTTTGATAATCGCAGACATTACAGAATGATGCGTACAGTAGCAACCACAGATATTACAAAAAGTGAAATGTCTGCATTTCTAATTAGACTTGAATCTCAGTTAAGTATCAAGAACGCATTATACAAACAACTAAGACGCTTAGTTGTAGACTGGGATAATTTAAAATACAGCCAGAAGCAATATGTGGTTGCAAAAATTCTACAGTCTTTGCGTTCAGTAAAAGCACAAACTACAGAAATATTCAATCATTTGATTTCTATGAAAAGAGAACGAGCCTACAAAGATACGCCCGTTAGCAATGAGCCAAGTAAGTTAAAAAGAGCTGCAGCAACAGCAGCTGGAGCATACGTAGGCAGTAAAGTTGTACCTAAAGTGTCTAAAAACAAAATATCTAGCACTACTGGCGCAGGTATAGGGGCAATTGCCGGATACTGGGCTAGCGGAAGGAAAAAGCAGTAATGAAAATCAGCGATATAATTCTAGAAGACGAAAATTTAACCGTTGACCAGATAGCTCAAATACAAGCACAGCACGGATCTTCGTTAAGTAATAATGTTATATCCAGAGCTAAACGTATAGTGTCTAATAAAGGTATAAGTGCATTAGACGCTATTGGCATGGCTCAGGACATCGAACGCAGAAAACAAAAGCAATCCCCTGATACAAAGGAAGAACCTGCCCAAAAAATAAAACGAACTCCTATGACCAGACCAGAGCCAACTACGAGCACTACAGTTGACAGAGTTAGCGATAAATCAGGAAAGAAATGGGGTAATCAGTATTATCAGGATAAGAAAACAACACCCGGCGCCAAGTACAAAGCAGCAAAAGACAAGATTAAACAAGTTGCTAGGGATGTATTCAACGTTGATTCAGCTGAATTAGGCGCAGATATTAGCAAAGATTTTGTTAATGTTGCAGATAAACTTATGAAAAGCAATATTCGTAAGCCTAGAAAGTAAAAATCTATAACAACACTAAATCTTTTCTTTTGCATAAATAACAGTAACCAGAGCTTATTTAATTAAGCATGAAAATAGTTTAGGAGATATAAAATGGCACAAGCTAATCCAAATGCAGCAGTACGTCAGTCCAACGGTTTAGGCCCTAAGACTTTTATCGTATCTGTAGCAACAGCAACAGTATCCGTAGAAGCTGCATGCGCAGAAATTATGGTTGAAGGCGGCACAATCGCAGCAGTTGAAGGCACAACAGACGGCAGTCACCTTGTTGTACAAGGCGGCCCAACACCAGCAGTAACAGGTGTAACTGTAGTAGCAACTTTCGACAACGTATAAATTTAAAAATTTATAAATTAAAGATCCTCAACTTAGTTGGGGATTTTTTTTGGCTGTATAATCGGTATCGTGATAAATACACGTACAGGAGATAAACATGATTAGAC